CGCCGGAGTCGTAGCCGCAGACGTAGTCGTAGCCGCAGCCGGAGCCGTAGCCGGAGCCGTCGCCGTCGCCGTCGCCGGAGCCTGAGCCGTCGCCGTCGCCGTAGCCGTAGCCGTAGCCGTAGCCGCAGCCGGAGCCGGAGCCGGAGCCGGAGCCGTCGCCGTCAAGCGTCAAAATGGAACTTATGATTTTTTCCAATTATCCCCCTTTGTAGAGATTATCGAGATGAGCGCCCGCAGAGGCGCTTTTAACTCGCCCACATAATCGATCTTTGTTTTTGGCGTCGGTCCATCGACGAGTTCGCCAAGCCCCCTCTCCGTTCCCCAGTAGCGGATATTGCGGCAATCATCTATGTACACCCATTCCCCATCCGTTGCCACACGACCAACGTAGACGAATCCACGGTCAAGTACGACAATCGCGACCCCATGCTCTACCCGCGCCTGTGCGGGCAGAGTCACCATATTACCAAACATCGCCACAATCTCCTTGACTTCACCGATTTTCAACTCATTGATATTCATAAAATTCCTTTCGTTAAACTACCGTTAAAAAAACGTTAAATCGATTGACCGGCGCCTACACAGCCGTCGCCGCGCGCAACATGCTCGACTGCAACTCCGCAGCGCCCCGCGCCGCCCGGAAGCGCGCCTCAGCCTGCACATGGAACGCCTCCGCCTGTTGCCAGCGCGATTCAGCCGCCCCCAGCGCTCGCCATGCGGATGCCAGGTAGCCGCTGTCACGGGCGGAAATCAGCAGCTTGTCCTGAGCCAGCTTGCGCATGTCGGCGTTTTTGGCTCTGGCATAGTCGGGATGATCACCAAAGACGATATCGAACACATACTCCGTCTCAGCGCTTTCATAGCTCGCCTTAGCGTCCCGATAGGCTGCACTGGCGGCTGTGCGCTGCTCGATGGCACGCTCTAAGGCCGTCACAGCATCGACAAGGATTGTCTGAAGCTGGCGACCGTCAGCGACAGCCTCAGCTAATGGATATGGATTTCCTTGAAACATGATTAACCTTTCATGGGTAAAGGTGGCCGGTCAACCGGCCACCTGCTAGTTCACTACCGCCTACACTACCGCCAGGGACTCAGGCTCTCATCCCGCCCGATGTCGTCAGCCTCTCGGCATTCTGCGTACATCTCATCGTACTCCGACTGAAGCTCATCGCGAGCCGTAAGAACCGCCTCAGCGAACGCCACCGCCTCAGCCAGGTCGAACGCCACACCAAACCCGCGGATGCGGTCAACCGGCTCGACTACGACAGACTCAGATTTGACGTACTCAATCTTTTTTGCTAACATAAAAGTCTCCTTTTGGATAAAACTGAATGCTCGAGAGATGCCGCCGTCAGTCTGAACCACTGACGGCGGCTTTTTGTTGACGTAGCATCCCTCACAGCGCCCGTCCGGGTCGGTCTTTCACTACGCATCGGAATGCTTGCCCCGGTCACTCGACTACGTTGCCCTGCGGTGTATTTCGTGGTAGTTAGAGCCTATCACTTTTTGAGTTGATTGTCAACTGCCAAAATTAACTAATTCCCGCCCAATAGCATAAAGTAAAGTCAAAGCATCAATTAAGTTTTCATAACGCATATAAATCACATCAAAAAATGATGTGACTATATGCAAGGGCTCTGAACAGGCAGAAATTGCCCATTGACAGTCAACCCAAAAAGTGATAGACTTCATATAGAAGGGAGGTATACTGACGTGGATAAGACGCTGGTCATTGACAAAGAGCGAGTAGATATTCTGATGAAGCGCGCTAATATCCGCACATACTCAGAACTAGCCAAGAGATCTGGCCTGCACCAAAACACACTTACTAAGGTGTTGCGGGGGCGCACTTGGGATAGCAACACAGCACAAAAACTTGCAGGGGCGCTACAATGCAGTCCTATTGATCTACAGGTCGCGGAAGGATACCCCTTCCCAAACTGGGAGACCCTGGCAGTCCCCTGCATATCGAAAAATTAGTTTTTCGCGATAGAGACGGTCAGGGTTAGGGCAAAAAGAAACGCCCTGACCGTCTCCGATCAGAGCGCTTCGGTGTTCCCTCCGCCGAAGTAGCAGCATCAGGAAGCATATAACGAGAACTTGACAATTACCCTAACGAGAGTTAGTATAATTAAGTTTATGTTCTCGCCTCACTAACGACCTTGAATGGTTGACAGGCCAGCGGTCGTTAGTGAGATGAACAGAGAGCGCCATGCGACGTTCTGTACATTAACAAGGTTTTAGTCGGATCGCGCCGTTGATGGAGCGGGAGGGCTAGAGATATAGTACATCATTTCCGTGCAATCCACGATTGCACGTCTAGTTTTGTTTTGTGTTTTTTGAACTAACCTTAACGTCAATCCGCACGCACAATGCTCTGTTTGGTGCCCCTACTCCGATTTGAACGGAGATGCCCAAACTCGGCATCGCCGTTCAAGCAGTAAGGAGCATTTCGCGGCTGGTCAATTTGGATTACGCTAATTGCGCTATCGGGCTTACCTTCGCTGTTGTCATCACATCGAGTACGTCGTCAATATCCTGAAGGCTGTAAATCGCCGTCGTTTCCCAGTTGGAATGTCCCAGCTGTTTCTGTAATAGCTGGCCGTAGCCTTCGCCGCGGAGCCTCTTGCTCCAACGGGTCGCAAACATGCGCCGCAGGTCATGGGGGCCGCTGACCTGGTCGCTCACGCCGGCTAACTCCGCACAATCCAGCACGACCTTGTAGATGCCGCTCGGCGATAGCGGCTCACCAAACTTGCGACTCAGGAATAATCCGCCCGGCGCATCACCACGCCGACTCAGCCAGGTACGCAGATAGGCGCCGGTGTAATGGTCGAACGCCACGAAACGCGGCGCATCATTTTTGCATACGGTCGGCTCCAGATAGCCACAGTCATTAGCGAGCATCGTTACGCCATCCATCATCAAACTGGCGCATTCCTCCCGACGCAACCCGGTCCCGGCCAACACAGCCAAGATCGCCCGGTTGCGTTCTGGGAACTCCGTCTTTCGACACACGGCCAACATCGCCGCTAGCGCCTTTAGTTCAACCGGCTTATGCGCTGGTGCATTGCCACGGGCAGCCGGAACATACATCGAAAAATCAATCGACAAATGCCCCCGCCGATGCGCCCAACGGAAGACCTGACGCAGCCGGCGCATCGTATCGTTGCGGCTATTCCAGCCCCAGCCGGTTGAATGCAGGTAGTCTTCAAAATCGAACAGCGCCGCATCGGACAGGATCCATGCATGAGCCGAGCCGTAATCAGTCCACCATTCGTTGAATGGTGAGAGCTTGAAGCGGTAGCCGCTCACGGTTTTTGCCTGTGTGCGCCGACCATGCTCCGCCAGATACATTTCGATTAGTCTAGCCAGATGCTCACCATCCAACCGTGGATGATCAGCGTCAAACGAAATCTTGTGAATCATTGGGGTTTCCTCTCTCAGTCGCAGATGGGAGACTCGCGAGAGGTATAGCACAAAAGATACCCGCCATCGCTTGTCCATTGCGGCGGGCAACGCAGCATAAACCCTCACCGCAATTGTAGTGCATTCACGGCAAATGTCAACAGTATTTACCTGACGTTGCAAAAAATGCAGATGACGATCACCTGATGACTATCACCTGATGCCAACCGGAGGGCAAGCGGCTCGCCCCCTATGTCGTAGGGAAACGGTGTTAACCAGACGCCTTGCCTAACTGGTTGACTGTGGCACGCATGGGGTTCCTTTCTCCTTTGGATGTCGCACCAGTAACCAGGCTGGCATGGTGGCGTCAAGGCCACCTGCGACACTGGGGGTTCTTGGCAGTCTGACACAAGCGCGGTCTACCAGATGGCGCCGGCAGTCCAAGCGCTGCGTTGGTGGCTGGTTCGATTCCAGCCTACCCCACTCATTACACTCCACAAACTATCATTCAGGAGGCGACATGCTCATCGAATTTTTTGCCATTTGCCTACTAGCGCTCGTAGCGTTGGCGATGTGCGAGAGGTGGCAGGAATGGAAGAAGACGGAAAACAACTGTCAACCGCAGAAATTGTCAAAGCGGTGTTTGCGGCCAATGGTCCGCTCACGGTCTCCGAAGCGGGCGAGTTGACCCGCCTCGGCAGCGAACGGATACGCCAGCATATCACGACGGCTCACTACAGGCGGGTAGGAGTAAGGCCGCGCCGGTACAGATCTGCCGTCGTGTGGGAATTAAAACAGGAGGATTATGAACAGCCAACATAGATGCATCACTGATGTCACAAAGCTGCGAAAAGAACAACTCATAGCGATGATCGGCGCTCTGGTCTCTGAGCGCCAGGAGTTGAGAGAGGATAACAGCCGATTGTGGGATAGGCTGGATAAGCAGACGCAGGAAATTGACCTGCTGAAAAGTTTAGTAAAGAGGAATAAACATGAGCATCAAAGTAACTAGCTACTACTGGGAGAAAGCCCCGCACCTGTCAGGGGATGAGTTGCTTATCCTATTGGCACTCGCAGACTGGTGTAACGATGATGGATATTGTTTTTACGGCATGGAAAAGATACGCGCGAGGATCAGGCGCGATCACCGCAACGCGCAGCGCAGTATCAAACGCCTCGAGGACAAAGGCGAATTGTTGGTTTGTCCAGGCGACGGCATTGCCGCTAACGGTGGCGTCACCAACCGATACTACCTACTCGGATACTGCGCGGCAAATGACATCAGCATACCGACCGAAGTCATGGAAGCTGCGCAGAGCAAACGCAAAAAGCAACGGGTGATCGGTGAGACTGGTTACGGGCGCTCGCACTTCGGGGTGGCGCCCACGCCGCTAGGGGGGGTGGCGCCCACGCCGCTAGGGGGGGTGGCGCCCACGCCGCTAGGGGGGGTGGCGTCCACGCCGCTTAAACCGTCTGTAGATCCATCTGATCATCCGTCTGATCATCCGTGGGGGGGAGAGATCTATACGGATCGAATAGCAACCCCATCGCAACTGACCGACAGCGCACCCCGCACGGCGCAAGCGCCCAACATGGCAGAAGTTAATTTTTATAAAACTGCAAACACGTCACTGACAGACACAGTACAATCGCAACCCACTACACAACCCAACGTTACAGGCGCAATTCTGCCCCCCCCAGTTGCGAACACCCCCCCCCAGGCCGCAGCGCATCGCATTGTTGCCGATGACCCGCCTGTGACCACGCCAGAGCGACGGCTGGCGGCGCTGATGGAACCGCTGAACCGCAGCAAGCCGATCGAAGCTGACCCACGGCTGACCGTTGACGGCCTTTGGCCAACCGGGACGGGGATGACAGCCTATGAGGTCTACCGCGAATTTACGCCGTACATCCCATCAAAGCTCCAAATCCAGGCCATGAATGTCGCTTGCACCGACCTAGTGCGCTGGCGATCTACGCTACATGACTGCCTGGTTATGCGCAGCTTCCGCTGCAACAATTTCGCAGATTTGTTCGACGTGTATCGCAATGGATTGCGAGAAAGGAGAGTATTACAGGATGGGAGAAAAGCGACCACGAGAGCAACCACGGCACCGACCACCACCGCCGAACCCACTGCAGACACCTACGGACACGAACAGCCAAGCCCCGAAGTCATGGCCGCCTACAGAGAAATCGAGCGCCAGATCGCAGCCGGGGAGTACAAATACTGAGCAGACTTGCGCCTGTGGGAACACGGGCTACCTCGGATGGAAAACGCCGGCAGCAGGCTATCCGACGAGCGAGTGTCAGTTCTGTGAGTGCGACTGTGGCAAGAGCCAGTTGGCACACTGGCGGCTCAAAGAGGATGAGCGGGAGACGCAGCGGCTACAGGCGCTTTTCCGCAGCGCTGGGATACCGGATCATTTCCGTGCCATGAGCATTGCCAGCCTGATAGCCAGAGCCGGGGGCGACATGGGCAAATTTCCGGCCATCGCCGCCGTGTCCGCATTCATCACCAACGGCTACGCCACTGACCCGGCGACGCAGCGCTACAAGCCTGGTATGGTGCTATCCGGCTCCTACGGATGCGGGAAGACTGGCCTGCTGACTCCGGCATTACAGCACTATTTGAGTCAGGGTAAGAGCGGGCTGTGGATTGAGGTATACGACCTGCTGTCAGAGATACAACAAGGCTACGCCGACGGCGACAGCGCAGCCAAGCTGACCGCAGCGCAGCAGGCGGATGTAATCCTGCTGGACGACCTGGGCGATCCAGAGCGTGACAAGCCGGAAACAGACGACCGGCGCAAACTCATTTATCAATTAATCAACTACCGCCACAACCGTGGCTTGACCATGCTGATTACAACCAACTGCTCACAGCCGCAGTTGGAGCAACAGTTCGGCAAGCGCACGGTCGAGCGAATCATCGAATCGTGTGCCTGGATTACCATGTCCGGGCGAAATCTGAGAAGGGAATAGAACCATGTCAGACCGAAAAACAAAATATTATGAGTTTTTGAAGAACAAAGTCCAGTTGACCACCGAAGGCGGATTGCAGCCTGTTGAAATGCACCCGTCGCTATACCCACACCAGCGGGATATTGTGACCTGGGCATTGCAGCGGGGAAAGGCGTTGATTGCGGCGAAGTTCGGGTTGGGCAAGTGCCACGGGGCAGGAACAAAAATCCTAATGGCCGATGGCACGATCAAAAATGTCGAGGATGTGCAAATCGGGGAACAGTTAATGGGTGACGATGGAACACCTCGCAACGTTCTTTCTCTGGCTAGTGGTCGCGAGCAGATGTATCGAATCACCCTGAAAAATGGCGACAGTTACACATGCAACGAATCGCATATACTGAGCCTGAAAATTTCTAATCCTTATAATGGCTACAGTATGGGTGAAATTGTTAACATGTCCTTGTCGGACTATCTTCAATACCCTCGCTTCGCTAAACAAAATTGTTTCAAGCATTACAAGGTGGCTGTCGATTTTCTACCGCAAAGCGTGCCAATGGACCCTTACCTGTATGGCACATGGTTGGGTGATGGACACTGTAGGGGTCTCTCGTGGACTATCAACGACCAAGATGTTGAAATCGTAGAGGCAATTTACGGCTTTGCTGACACAAATAGATTGAAAGTCAAGGCGCGGCAGGCGCGCGGATGTACCACATATGACATTTCTCGCCTGAATGGTCGTAGTGACACAAGCCCTTTGTGTGACGAATTTTATTTTATCAAGGATGGTGGTAAGACCGGCGAGAAGCGCATTGACAATCGTTATTTGAAGAATAGTCGAGATGTGCGCCTACGTCTCTTGGCCGGATTGCTTGATACCGATGGCTATCTTGTCGATAAGTGCTATGAGATAGCAACCAAGTGGGAAGGGCTGCGCGATGATATTTTGTTCCTGTGCAGATCCCTAGGTTTCTCGGTATGTCATGCGCCCAAAGTTGTCAATGGCGCGACTTATTACCGGATTTGGATTAGCGGCCATACCCATCTCATCCCTTGCCGCACCCGCAAAAAAGCCAGTGAGCGATGTCAGATCAAAAATCCTCTTGTGTACGGGTTTGCAGTAGAGGCTCTGGGTGAAGGCGATTACTATGGGTTTGAGATTGACGGCAATCATCTTTATCTATTGGGCGATTTTACAGTTACACACAATACCAGAATGCAGATCGAACTCTTGCGCCACGTCAACGCACGTACAGGGCGCAAGGTGCTGGTGATTTGCCCACTCGGTGTGAAGCATCAGTTCATCCATGAGGATGGGCCGTCGATGGGTGTAGATTTCGCCTACGTGGGCAGCGATGCCGATGCCGAGAGCGCCGATACGCCGTTTCTGATTACCAACTACGAGCGGGTGAGAGACGGGCAGATTAGCGAGGCGTTTTTACAGGCAGAGATAGCCGGCGTCTGCCTCGATGAGGGCGCCATCCTGGGCAACCTGGGCACAAAAACTCAACAGGAGTTTAGCCGCATCCTGAGCGCCATCCCGTACCGGTGGGTAGCCACAGCAACACCTGCCCCCAACGACTATCGCCAACTAATCTATTTTTCCGACTTCCTAAACGTGATGGACGCAGGCCAGGCGCTCACCCGTTTTTTTGGTCGCAACCCCGACAATGCCGGCGATCTTCAACTGATGCCACACATGGAGCGTGACTTCTGGTTCTGGATAGCATCGTGGTGCTTGTTCGTCGACGTGCCGTCTGACCTGGGCTACGATGACACCGGCTATGTCATGCCAGAGCTAAGAATCCATTTCCACCGGCTCGCAGCGGATCACCTGAAAGCGCAAGATCTGGCAAACCAGTTTGGTCAGCATTATCTGTTTGCCGATACCGCAGCCGGTGTGACCCAGGCTATCAAAGAAAAACGAAACAGCCTGGAGTCGCGCATTGCCGAAGCTGCCGCTATTGTTGCCGCCTCACCGGATGATCATTTCGTCATTTGGCACGACCTGGAAGACGAGCGCAAAGCCATCTGCAAGGCCATTCCAGGCGCACAGGCGGTCTACGGCTCGCAGGAAGACGACGAGAACGAGCGCATGGTTCTGGATTTTACACACGGCAACATCCAGATCCTTGCGGCCAAACCACAGATGTTTGGCGCGGGGGCGAACTTCCAGTATCACTGCCACAAGGCAATTTACGTTGGCATCGGCTTTAAATTCCGTGATTTCATCCAGAGCCTGCACCGCCTGCAACGCTACGGCCAGGAGCATCCTGTTGATGTGCATATCATCCATACCGATGCTGAGGATCATGTCGTATCTGTGCTGATGAACAAATGGAAACAGCATGATGAGATGGTTGCCACCATGCGCAGCATCATCAAGGGGCATGGATTGACCAACGAGTCGCTCTCGTCTGCGCTCCAACGGTCTCTCGGTATAGAGCGACAGATAGAGCGTGGTCAATGGTTCACGGCGGTCAATAACGACTGTGTGTTGGAAATGATGAGCATGGCCGACAACTCCATTGACGAAATCGTGACCAGTATCCCGTTCGGCAATCACTACGAATACGTTGCCAGTCTCAACGACTTCGGCCACAACCAGACAGATGGCGACTTCTGGCAACAGATGGACTACCTCATCCCTGAGTTATTGCGCGTGTTGAAACCTGGCCGCATGGCCTGTATCCACGTCAAAGACCGCCTGCTATACGGCCATCAGACACCGCACGGCATGATGGAAGTAGACTATTTCACGCACGATTGCGCAAGAGCATTCCGCAAGCATGGCTTTATAGCCTATGGCGAAATCTTCATCCCCACTGACGTTGTCCGCGAGAATAATTCAACAAACCGGCTCGGCTGGTCTGAGTGCTGCAAGGATGGCTCAAAAATGGGCGTCGGTCTCAGTGAGAAAGTCCTTTTATTCCGCAAGCCACAGAGCGATAAAACCCGCTCCTACGCGGATGAGCCGGTGTGCAAGAACAAGGCTGAATACAGCCGGGGTCGCTGGCAGGTGGACGCACATAGCCTCTGGCGGAGCAACGGCAAAGGCATTGCCGACGTTGCCCATGTCACGCCAGCTGATGACCCAGCACTGCTGACCGGTATGGACGGTAGCCAGGTATACAACTGGTATCGTGACTGGAGCAAAGAGCAGCCCTACGACTATCACCAGCACGTCGCCTTCAATGAGGCGATGGGGAACCGGCTCCCGGCCAAATTCATGCTGATGCCACCGCAGGCGCCCGATGACTATGAGGAGTTTGTTTGGACGGATGTGCTATTCATGCGCACCCTCAACATGAGCCAGGCGCGCCGGCGTCAGGAGAAACACATTTGCCCCCTGCCGCTCGATATTGTTGAGCGGCTGATAGTCCGCTACAGCAACCCCGGCGAGCTAATACTCGATCCCTTCAGCGGCCTGCACACTGTCCCGTACATGGCCGTTAAACTGAAGCGTAGCGGCTACGGCTGCGAGTTAAACCCAGTTTACTGGCAGGCTGGCGTGAAATATTGCGAACAGGCAGAGGCAGAGCGCAGCACGCCGATGCTCTTTGCGATGGCGGCTGAAAACGATGGTTGCGCCGACTGGGTAGCCTCAGAGATGGCCGCAGAAACGGCGGCAGCATGAATCCACGGGCTACCCCTCAGCCGCCGCCGATCCGCCTGGTTGGAATTGACGGTACCGTCGTCCCCGACCGATGGGCGCAAGGCTGCGGCAGATGCACATTCGGCCTGGTTCATCCGCCGGATATAGGCCATAGGCCGCTATACTCTGCCCGGCGCATTCAGTTTGAGCGGGGAGAGTTGCAGTTGTGCGAGTGCAGAGCCGGCGCGGCGTATGCCATCCTGTTGCTTAAATACTCAGAGCAGGAGGCGCAACGATGAAATTTACGCTACCCTATCCACCCTCTGCAAACCGCTACTGGCGTAACTTCCGCGGTCGCATGGTCGTCTCTGAGGTTGCGCGCCAGTACAAAACCGAGGTCGGTTGGACGCTGAAGGCGGCGCAATGCGAGGCGATAGGCGAGCCGGTGCGGATCACGCTACACGTCTACCGACCGCAGCGGCGCGGCGACCTGGACAATACACTCAAGGTGCTGCTGGATGCGTGCAACGGTATCGCATACAACGACGATTCGCAGATACAGGAGCTACACGCCATTCTGGACGATGACAAAGAGCGTCCACGTGTGGAGGTAGAGATAATGCCGATGGGGACAAAGTGACGGCTTCTGTGCAAAGGAGAGCCGTCACCATAGCCGAACCTGGATACTTCAGCCGGTGGTTAGTATATCACCGGCCGAAGGGTTGCACAAACGGGAATGTATTTTTAGGATGGAGGTACCATGAAACAGAAACTACCCTACGCCACTATGCACCACCTAGCCAGCACCCTATGCGAGCGCTTTAACCCATATTGCACCCGCATCGAGATCGCTGGCAGCATCCGGCGCAAAAAGCCCGAATGCGGAGACATTGAACTTGTGGCCGTACCCACGCCAGAGTTATATCATAGGCTAGATGAACTGTTGGCGGCTGGCACAATCCAGCATGTCACTAAGAAACGATGGGGCGAAAAGCTCCGTAGTTTCCTGATCACCACAGTGCGCAGCGGGCAGGCGGTACAGGTCGATTTGTTTTTGCAGCCCAGCCCCGCCACCTGGGGAGTTAATTTTATGATCCGTACCGGTAGCGGCGACTTCAGTCACCGCATGGTCACGAGCCGCAGCGCTGGCGGATGGATGCCAGATTGCTACCGTGTCAAAGATGCCAGAGTGTGGCATGGTGAGCGCGCCCTGGCCACACCGGAGGAGGGGGACGTTTTCCGGCTATGGGGCATGGATCTCGTTCCACCGGAGCTGCGCACAGAACATTATAAGCCGGTGCGCATGGAGCCGCCGCCGGTCGAGCAGTTGGTCAGTGGAGACGTAGTAACGCAGCCCGTGCCGCTGCTCGACTGGGAGCGGGTAGTGAGGGAGTCGGCCGCCTGGCCGACTCCGAGCTACGGAGGCAGAGAAGGCGCACAGCGAGCCGCAGCGCAGGCGATAGCGGAGAGCGTGGGGAGGAACGGGAAATAATTCGTGATTCGTAGGGCAATCGCAGGATTCGCCCCCTCGACAATATCACCGTATCGTGATAAACTAATATCACGATACGGTGATATTAGTTTAAATGAGAAAGGGAAAATCGTGAAAACCTATACGATTGAGCAACTCAGCGACCCGGAAACCTACCGGAGCGAAAAAGGTCTGTTTGGTCTAACCCGTACGATTGCGGAGGCGACGTACCCCGACCGTGAACGATGGCTACCATACCGTAACGAAATGACGGCAGGATTACATCCGCAGGTTGTTTTTGACTACCTGGAGGCCCATCGCCAGGCAGAACTAGATGAGACGAAAAAACTATTCGCCAAAATGGAAAAAGTGCGCTCTGCCGTCAGTGAACTAGAATCTCTCAATTTCCCAGGCATCACCTGGGAGTTGACTGAGGCAGGCATCGTCATTCGCGCCCCCTGGGACGGTGGCGATCTGAATGAGCGGCTCAAGCGCGTTGGTGGTCGGTGGCAGCGCGACGGCAAATTTTTCCTGGTGCCAGCGGACAAAGCCACGAGCCTCAAGCGCATTTTTACCAACTGGCGCGCAGAGCAGGAGGAACGCGCAGCCGCTGCCACCGCGCAAAACCGCCAGCAGGAAGCCGCCAGAGCCAAAGCCCAGGCGGAGCGGGAACGGCAATGGGCGGAGGAGCGGAAACGAGATGATGAGGCGCGTGAGGCGCAACGCCAACAGCACGCAAAGGCCATCAGCGATCGAGAATTGGTGGTAGCGGGCCGCCATAAAGTTGGCGATGTCATCAACGGCAAAACCATTACTGGTTTCGGCAAACAATGGCAGGAGAGTTCATTGTCACACGGTCAACTCTATCAGCCGTGTGAACTTCATCGCTGCAATGGTGAACCCGTATGCGCTCGCTGTTTCATGTGCAGCAAACACTGCGGATGCGGCGAGCAGATAACATATTGTTACGCGTATTTTGATTGAGGAAGTATGCGATATGTACTCAAGCTGGAGGCGATAGGCGACAATTATGCTGCATATCTTCGTCATTGGAACAAATCAGATAGTAAGCAGTTTGGCTACCGAGAATTGCAGGCTATCAAGTTAGGGCGCAGGGAACTACAACCGTGGTGCGCGCTGATTGTTAGCGTAGCGCCATCGGGGAAGTTGCTTCGCGAATTTGTCAATGGGCAAAAGGATTACAGTTTTGCAAATTCGGTTGGTTCGCGCGGTATATTTTTTTACTACGCTCTGAAGCCGGGTATCTATGAAATCAATGAGCCACTGTCGTGGAAACGACATAGGCGCTATTTTGCCAGAGTAGTTGACGATAATATTCTGGCGGAAATAACAGAACAGGAGGTAAGAGATTGTCTGAAGAACAAATTTTTAGACCAGTCAAGCGAGGATTAGGCGTAAATGTATACCAGGCGGCACAGCAGCGGATATCCTGGACATTTGACACGTTTAGTAAGATTTACATTTCGTTCAGTGGCGGAAAAGATTCCACGGTCATGCTCCACGCTGTTATGGACGAAGCCGTAAAACGCGGGCGCATGGTTGGCGTACTATTCGTTGACTTGGAGGGTCAATACAAGCTTACGATTGACCATATCCAGCTATGCTACGACATGTATGCCGACAACATTGAGCCTTTTTGGTGCTGCCTGCCCATCGCTTTGCGCAATGCAGTTTCCATGTACGAACCAAAATGGACGGCTTGGGAGCCAGGTAGAGAGGAGAATTGGATTCGCACGCCCCCGACAATGGCGATAACCAAGCAGGGCCATTTTCCATTTTACACATACAACATGGAGTTCGAGGAATTTGTACCAGAGTTCGGACACTGGTACAGCGAAGGTAAACTTTGCGCTTGCTTTGTTGGTATCCGATCTGATGAATCTTTGAACCGATGGCGGACCATCGCTGGGCATGGTACAAAGTTCGAGGGGCGCGCTTACACCAACTGGATAGGACAGACGCTCTGGAATGTATATCCAATCTATGACTGGAAAACAGATGACATTTGGATTTATCATGCAAAATTTCCAGAGAAACCGCATAATCGACTGTATGAACTGATGCACAAGGCCGGTTTAACACTGCACCAGATGCGTATTTGTCAGCCTTACGGCGACGATCAGCGTAAAGGGCTATGGCTCTTCCATCTAATAGAGCCGGAAACCTGGAGCAGAGTTGTTACTCGTGTAAATGGTGCCAACAGCGGCGCCTTGTACGCCCAGGAGTCAGGAAACATTCTGGGTAATCGGAAAATAACAAAACCCGATGGGTACACCTGGCAACAATTCGCCATGCTTATGCTCGACAGTTTACCACCTAAAACAGCGGAGCATTTCAAGGACAAGATAGCAGTATTTCTCCGATGGTGGATGGATAGAGGCTATCCCAATGGCATCCCCGATGAGTGTGACCGTAAACAAGAGGCATCGAAAGAGGTTCCTAGTTGGCGGCGGGTTTGTAAGGCGCTAATCCGCAATGATTACTGGTGCAAGGGATTGTCGTTTACACAGCAAAAATCAGGATTGACCGCATACGACCGCTACAAGCGTATAATGCAGAAAAGGAGATCGCAATGGGGTATTCTCTAGTTGGATTGGGTATCATCGAGCGCATGGCGTCCATCTGTTCGGATATTTCATTACTGCCGGAGGTGGAGCGTATCGAAATTATTAATGCAATTAAAATCAATTTGCACGCGGTTAGCCCTATGAGGGATGAGCCGGTTGACTGTGTACTATGGATTCCGTCCGAACAAGTTGATGCTAATGACTACAATCCTAACAAAGTGGCTCCGCCAGAAATGAGACTGCTAGAACATAGCATACAGGAGGATGGATACACACAACCCATAGTGGTGTGGCGCGTTGATGGACACATGGAGGTTATTGATGGTTTTCACCGCAACCGAGTAGGAAAAGAATCAAAATCGGTACGAAAGCGAACCCTAGACCATCTACCAGTCACGATCATCAATGCTTCTAGGGGAGACAGGAGCGACCGCATTGCCGCCACTATTCGCCACAATCGCGCCAGAGGAAAACACCAGGTGCAGGCAATGAGCGAAATCGTGATTGAATTAGCGCGCCGCAACTGGAGTAACGGGAAGATAGCGCGCGAGTTAGGCATGGACGACGATGAAGTTCTTAGGCTTAAGCAGATAAGCGGTCTGGCAGAGATGTTTGCAGACCGCGAATTTTCAGAGGCGTGGGAAGTTGAGTACAGGCGGGAATTACCCAATGAACATTCGTAATCATATTCGACAAGCCATCGTGGATGGACTAGACGCTCATGTAACTCAGCGCTACGGACAAGCGGGTGCCATATTCCACGATGAAAACGAGTTTATTCCATTTGATGATCTGAATTTTAACAGCGAGTATGGTTATTTCCGCATCTCGCTATTACCCGACATCGAGCGAGACTGCACGAACGAAAACCCCGATACTCTGCATCTCGGCAAGGACTATTCGGAGGATTGGAAGCCGCTCATTTGGGCAGACGGGGGCGGGAATCTGGCGATGATTGGCGACCCCTGGAACGCAGCCGATCTGTACCAGGCATTGCATGCGTACCTTTTTGGCGGCAGCCTGGACGCTGAGAAAATCAGCGAGAATGACCCCGCATGGGATTACATGAAACGGATAGATTGGGCGATCGATGAATACCGAGAATACATTCCAGGCGCAAAGCGTCGCACCCGCGACCGCGTTGGCAACACCATTCGCGCAGCCGCCACTCGTGGTGCTATCCGAGGCGCTGTGCAGGATGACATTGGCAACTGGAAATTCCGCCCCGCGACATTTCGTGGCTGGCTGGTCAAAACAGCCAGGGAGACCCGCGGGCGAAAACAGCAGATCCAGTAATTCACCGCATCGACCGCTTGACAATTCCGCCCAGCCGTGATAGCATACGCTATCAATGCAGACGAAAAACATATTTAGACACGAAAAGCTGAGATGCTGATGAGCGACCTAACGAAACCGATATACTTCCGCCCGTCAGAACGCGATGTTCAGGTGCTTCGCCTCATCGCCGAGCGCAACCCAATATGGGCGGATAGTGGCGTGGATTTAGTGAGATTTGCATTGCAGGCATACGTGGTGCAGTACGGAGCGCAGAGCGAAGGCGCGAGAATCGAGCGCATGGAATCTGCGCTTGTGGCGGTAGGTGATCGGCTTGCTCTGCTCGAACGGTCGCTTGTCGAGATGCGGAGAGAGTCCAGAGGCGTATAACCCTAGAGGTAAAACTACAGTGGAACGAAACAGCGTTCCACTGTAGGTACAAAACCAAATACGGCCAGGAAAGAAGCTGGTTGCGTATTCGGCTCATGCATTATGGCATGAGATCGAAATTGGACGCAAGTTTTGGCCCTGGTCGTATAGAGACCGGGGTTTTTGTTTTGGAGCGAGACGGGATGATCCAGAAATTACAGGAATGGGCGCGACGGCTAATTGATGAACGCCAACAAAATGACACAGGTCGTTTTGATGCTCTAGCTCCCTCTGGTTGGCAGCCGGTGAATCGACCTGTGCCACAAGCGCGGCGCGTGCCGATGCTACGCTCGCAGGCGCAACGACCGGCCCCACAGTCGCAGCGCAGCCGACCGACTGCAACCAATCCGCTACTTAACCAAATCGTGACTGAAGCGCGGGCGATCCATGAGGAATTGCGGCGCCTGAATATCGACGCAGCGGTAGACCCGAAACGCTGCACCCCTGGCGGCAATCAGTTGGCATTTTACGGCATTGCCCTACAGGGCAAAACCAAAGCCGCGGATGTTGCCAGGGTTTTGCCTGAATTGTCCCGCGCCATCTCCCAGGCGCGACGGACGCGGGTAACGCTGCGCTTTGACGAAATCACCCTGCGCCTAGAGGCTGAACATCCGCAGAAGCAGCCGCTCCACTGGACGCCGCGCCGTATGGAGATGACCCAGCCGCACGCCATGACGTTGGGCATATCGCACCACAACGGCGCGCAACTGGTCACAGCGCGTTTTGACGATGCGCCTCACATTCTAGTAGCGGGTGAGACCGGCAGCGGTAAATCTGTTCTGCTGCGCAATCTGGTTACGTCCCTGGCCTACGCCACTTCACCCGACGATCTGCGCATCGCTATCATCGATTTGAAAAATGAGGACATGATACCCTTTGCGAAGCTACCTCACATTGTGGCGTTCGCTGGCGACCGTGGCGCGGCGGTGGACGTAATCCAGATGATTCAGGCAGAGAAACAGGAGCGCATTGCAGACCCTAATCGCAAGCCGTATCGGTTATTGTTACTGGTCGATGAGCTTGCCCAGCTTGTACCGGTTAAGGGCGCGCTGGATAATTTGGGCGACATCATGAGTGTTGGTCGCAGCAAATCCATCAACGTCATTGCGGCAACACAATCGCCAACAGAGGATGGTGGCATGGGTTCTATGATGAAAGCCAACATTCCGCTACGTCTGATTGGTGCGGTGTCTGCGGGGCAATCCTACACAGCTACACGGCGCAAGAACGCGCAAGCCGACATGCTGCCGGGCAAGGGCGCATTCTTGTACATTGCCGGGGCGGAGTTGTATCGATTCCAGACGTTCATGCTGGACAGTGGCGACGTTGCCCGCGCCGTGAGAGAGATCCGGTCACGCTGGCGTCTTGCACCAGTTGCACCGGTGCAAAGACGGCCAGAGATTTCTCCAGAGGTAGCGCAGCTTGCACCACCCCTTGCACCGGTGCTGCACCACCCTGCACCGGTGCAAGCTGCACCAGTTGCACCACCTTTTCCGCTTGACGAAAAGCGACCGCTAACGATGGCTGAGGCGGCGCTGGTCCAGGCGTTGGCAGAAGGCGGTGAGAGTCTGAATGCCATTTGCCACTATGTCTATGGCGCAAAATCGTCACGTTATATGCGCTGGATCAACGAGGCTATCGGAGGTAAAGATGCACAGTGACAGAATGTGGGGATTTATGACCGTCGTTGCCATCCTGGGCTTTATTGCGCTCAGTGTATCGTGGCTGCAAGGGTCAATCGGCATCGACAAGACACTCTTGACGATTGGCGCATTAGTTGGCGTGATCGTATTCGCAGGAGGCGGCATTTTCGCCTACAGCGTCCAGCGGATCACGCTCGATTCTGTGACGCGATTCAACCAACGCGACGCAATGACCGACCGATACCGCCAAGCGACGTTCAAGGAATTGGCGCGCGGTGAGTCGGCTCAGGTGCGCGCCGATGCACAACTACGCGTGTTGGATGCGCGCCGGGTTGACAAGCTGGCACAGCAGCGCGCGCGGCTCTTGGTAGACACACGCCAACAACAACAGGCGCAACAGCGTAACGCCTGGGACGCCAGCGAGCAGGACTTCGCCGGGTGGGGCGATGGCAATCAGCAGGATGCCCTTTACGATGTGATGGAGTAAACCATGATAGGCAACTTGTTGGGTAACATTCTGGGCGACGTGGCTGGCGATCTGGCAAAGGACGCCAAAGGAATGGCTGACGAACTGAGACACGGCACGCGGACGCGCACAATCACGGTGGCAAAAGCCTACTGTACACCAGCGCGCAATATTATCACTGGAGCGCTGCAACCATACGGCGTTCGCATCTACGGCTATCGTGAGTATGCGCGCTTCACCTCACCCCGCGCCTGGCTGCGCGCCCAGGGCATAACTGGCGATGAACCACAGGCGCAACAATTGCCGATGGCTACCTTTGCTGACGTGACCGTTAGCGAACGGGCAGCAGCGTGGGCGGAATATTTACTACTGCGCACCGGAAAACTGTATGTTCCTGGGCAATATGTCAACCGGCGCAATCAGACATGGGCGGAGCGTCACGGCGGAAAGATGCCGCCTCAGTGGGACAAAGGCGAGCCGATGATAGAGGCCAGTTGCGGCGCGGGCAGGGATGCATGGCAGGGGGTTAGGGATGCAATGAAGAAAGCTAGAGAGAAAAAGAAATGACCACAATAACATTTGCTCTATGTCTCGCTATGGCCGTTGCATCCTGTGAGGCTGGCCTGTTCGACCTGATGCCGACCAGCATCGCCAGCGTGTCGGCCATAGCCGGCCTGTTCGTCTCAGGTATTCCAGAGTTACAGCCGCTCCTGTCTGATGCTGTCGGCCTATCGATGCTGTCGTTGGTCGTAATCGCTTCCGGTCTTGCCTATCACATCATGCTGCGCAATGCCCGACCGCTGGCGGGCGCCGGGAAAGCCTGGCGCCGGGCGGCGATGGCGTGGCGAGCGCCCGGCGCCTACTGGGCATGGGGCTGGCAATCAAGACGGTTGGCGTTCTGTGTAGTGTGGAGGTAATATGATTCTGTTGGCGTCGATGAAGCTGCTGGGCTGGCTAATGATGATCTTGGTAGTGGTTGCACTATGCGCGTGGCTTGGGGGTGATCATGAAATTTGATGCAATCAAGATATTAAAGTCTCAAAATGCAGTCGTTGCAGTTTTGGTGCTTGCGCTTTTTGCGCAGATGCCGCACGCTGCAAGCGTCTTCTATCGCTATTCGCACACGCAAAATCTATGGGTCGCGTTGCAGTCCATCGGCTTTGCAGTTGCGCTAGAGGTTGCAGTGTTAGTGTTCGTGGTGCGCGGCAGCATCCAAACATCCTGGGGGTTTGCAGGGTTCAGCATTGCAGTCAATGCTGCATACTACAGCGAGGGCAGTCTATCCGTTTTATCCTCAGTTGCAGCATGGCCGTTCTGGTTGCTCAGTGCAGGTCTTCCTGTGGCTATTGCGCTCTACAGTCACGAGGTTGCAGACAAGACTGCAATAGCGCAAGTAGCGCAACCGGAAGCGCAGCCGCCGTTGCGCTTTGTGACTGATAACATGCAGGTTGTTGCAGCCAATATGCAGATTGCTGCAATGGGGCGCAAAGAGACTGCAGCCGGCGATTGCAGCACTGCAATTGATAGCGCAAACACTGCAACAGATCCTGCAGCATCGCTACAAGGCACTGCAAGCGCCGGCTGCAGCACTGCAATTACGGAGCGCCAGAGCGCAATCTTGCAGATGCGCTCTGAGGGTCAGACTCGCAAACAGATTGCAGCATTGTTTGGTATAGCGTTGCGCACGGTGGATAATGAAATCAAGATTGCGCGGTCGGTAGCGGGGTAAGAAATGTCCTGGGGAGTCCATCAAACCGAAGGCTGGCAGCAGAGGATCATCGCCGCTGCAACCGCGCAGGGGACGCTTGGTGAGCTTTGTTGGTTTATCCAGTCGTACCGCCCGCTGTCAAAGAGCGAGCGACGCGGCTTGACCCAAGAGCAAATCGTGAATGCCCAGTATCGCACCGCTGCCTGGCCAGGCGACTGGGTTCCCTACGTCCCGGTCGGCGATTGCCCAAACGTCAGCCGGATATGGGCGGAAATGTTAGCCGGGATGTTTGCCGCCAGCAACCTCGATGACTACCGCTTTCACGCTGCGCTTTGCCTACGCAGCGAGTTAGAGAAGGTGCCGCTGCGCTATGAGTTTGGCGAGCCGTTCGATTGCGTCTGTGCTGTGTGTGGTGCGGTTGTGTTGGACCATACGCCGGATGTGAATATCTGCGAGAGGTGCGCCAATGGCTAACGGTCGCACACACGCCGCTTACTCTGCTCCAGTTGCCACGGTGATCACCATCGCTTGCGGCATTGCAGCGGCAACAGTCCACCCAGCGCTGTTCGCCCCGGCCATCGGCGCTTGGGCTGCGCACATCGCCACACCCGACCTCGACCACGAATGGACGACCTATGACGAGCAGCGCATCTACCGACTGTCCCCGGCACTTGGCACAGTCTGGCGTCTATACTGGATGCCCTACGAGCGGCTGGCCGCCCACCGGGGACGGTCGCACACACTACCGTGGGGAACGTTCGACCGCTTCGCCCTGCTGTTTTGGTTGCCGATAGCGTTCACGGTCTGGCACTGGGGAGCGCTGGCAATGGCATGGTGGACGCTGGCGTTCGCTGGGCAATGCGCCGTGGATGCTGTGCATCTGTGGCTAGATGGGATGATATAAATAAGGAGAAAGTATGATTTATTTAGATATTGAAACGGCGGTACTATAGCAAGATTTTCTCCATTTGACAACCCCCCTGCCAACGCGCTACAATACCCGCGCCGGCAAACAACTAAATGTCAACCTTTATTCTATTCACCGGAGGATGCAGCCTATGAGAAAATCGCGTGTAGAGTGGAGTAGGTCAAGGCGACGTGGAATCGTTATTCCCGATTCAGGCAGAGCCATTTTGAGGACATGGCTCAGGCGCCAATTGAGGTAGTTGTTAGGTAGTTGTGTCGCGTTATCAGCAGTTTGGCTACAAAGATACGTAAATGTTACAGCCCAGGTCATTCATTGACCTGGGCTTTTTATTGCCTACGGCGCCTCAGTCTCCTGACACCAGGCGCAATCGCTCACGTAAAACAACTTGCCCACGGTCAGCCATGAGACGCTTGACAGGTCGTACCTCTTCGGCGTGGTATCACCCGACAGCGTGATCGTCTCATTCTCAGCGTCGGCGTCTTCGAGCGTGCCACTACCGATATACCACAGCCAACGGTAGCGGTGAACAAAGAAATGATTCTCGTCCTCGCCGGCCTGGAGCTTCGCCGACGGATAGCCGCGCAGGGCGTCCCCTGTAATGTCGTGGATAGCATTCAGGCTATCGCTATATTTATTCATATCGGCGGCAACGGGTATATCGCCGTGAGACCACCGCTTGGGAACCTGGTAGCTCATAAGGTGGTGTTATCCGACTCCAGAAAGTAATCTACTTTGATTGTCCCACCCACAGCCCACTGCACATCGACGTACATCTCATAGAACGCGCCCACCGCCGGCACGCTCGCTAGCGCTTGCAGGTCGATGTATCCCGCCCAGGTATACGTGGCGCTGCGGTTGGTTGGATCGTGGTAGCCCAGCACGCCGTTGACGTAGATATAAAAATCCGCGGTTTCGTTGCTCGTGATGCGCACCTTGTAATGCAGGTAGCGTCCCTCGCGTCGTTTCGTCCAGGTGCGCGAGACATGATTGCCGCCGGCGTCGGTGAACGTGTCCGACGTGAATGGGGCATTAACCCCGCTCACGATGCCGTGTAAGAACTCGACATCATCGCTCAGAATATTTAGTTGCGATGCACTCAAGACGTTGCCGTCGGCAAATGTCGGCGGTGTGGTGTAAGCCATTAGTAGAATAACCTCCCGCGCAGCGCATCAGCCGCGCCAAGTTTGTTTGTCCCGATGATAAAATAGCCTGGGCTTGCGCCGATGTACGGATACAGGCCGGCGGCGTCAATGGCCGTGATATTCTGCCTGAATCCGTTGCGGCCATAGCTCCAGTCAATGCCCACAATGTAAGCAGACCGTGCGCTATCCATTAGCTCATTGTCGTCAATCGTGATGCGGTCGCCGATGCGCCGCTCTGGGTTACCAGGCACACCAGACAGCAGATACATGAGCGGCGGTAGCTCCTGCCGGCCTAGCACGAACTCAGCTAGCGCTGCGGCCTGTGCTTCGCTCTGTACCCACGGGTTAGAGATGCGCCTAACAAAACTATCTGCGCCGCGTGTCGTTGCGTCCCAAAATGCCTGCTCAGTCGTGCGTGTGACTGTGGCTGTGTCCGACTCGCTGATAGATGTTCCATAGACAATCAGGTTGGAGATGATGGCGGCTGCGGTAGAATGGCCGTTCGCAAACTCAAGATTGATGCGCTGTGCGTAGTCGGTCCGTGTTAGCGTTACGCTTCCGCTAATGTCCGTCCCTCCTGGCGTCGCTGCGCTATAGCTCACGCCAGTGATTGTATAGAGCGGTGACGACAATTCCGCCAGGAGGGCCTTTGTCGCACCGGGCGGCACGCTGAACGCCTCACGCGCCGTCCATAGTGGGCTGTCGGCGTCGCTGATAGTCTGCTCCAGAAGCCGCCAACGTCCTTCAACCTGGCTGGCCAGGTTGGTATCATCGTACCAAATGCGCAGGTTGGCATAGCTGCCCCGGTCGTAGGTCTGTTGGCTGGTTGTGTGTGGCGATGAGAGCCAGTGCGTTGCATTCTCGTAGACAAAGATGCCATCATGCCGAGCGTAGAACCGGCCGCCGGCGGCCGCCGCCAGTTGCCAACATGCCTCTACTGGACTGGACTGATCAAGCCAAAAATAGGGAATGGTGTACAGGCCGTCATCCAGCGAATACTCGCCGCCTGACAACCCCATCCCACTCAGTATGTCGGCAATATGTTGGCTCTCAGTCTGGCCAGCATCCACAGCCGCCACAAAGTCAGCGTGACTAGTGGACACGCGCCGATTGAGCAGGCGCTCTTCGTTGCCACGAGCGTCAATCGAAATTGTTTTGGGCTGGCGCGGCGCTAGAGTTTCATTACTGGGAATTTTCATCACGCCAGTAAAAACCGTGTGATAGGTTGCGCCGTCATCCAGGCTGATTGAGACTCGGATCGGCGCCCGATACATACCGCCCCCAGCGATATAGGCGTACAGGTCGCCAGTGCTGACAAGTGGACTGTAGCGGTTATCGTTGTTTTCTAGTTCGACCGTGGCCGTCGCTACGATGCCGCTGCCGCTGGTGATGTTCTGGCCAGGCGGCGCTAGACGGATTGAGCCACGCGCCTGCACCAGTCGCGGCGTCTCGTCGGTGTAAACCCCGTCGATGTCCCAGTCTACCTCTATCTCCGCCTTGACCTCGCGCACAATGACGGGTGGTGCGTGTGTGGTGGCGCTGGCGGTGTTGCCGTAGGCGCTATCTCCCTCATCGTTGTAGGCGCGCACGCGGTAATAGTAGAGCGTTGCGGGTGTCAGGCCGGTATTGCTGTAGCCCGTGACGTTAGCGCCGACGGTGGCAATCTGCGACCAGGCGGCGCCATCTGGCGAACGTTCGATCTTGAATCCGGTCTCATCGCTGGCGTTGTCTGTCCAGTCCAAGTCGATGAGCGTGTCGCTAGCAGCGGTCGCTGTGAGGCTGCTAGGCGCAGTCGGCGGCGCGGCAAAGCTCACCAGGTATTCGACGAAGGCGGCTGCCTGAGTAATGCGCAGCTTATTGTCTTGCGTGCGCTCGACATACGCCGCTGCCTTCGTGAGTCTGAGTTTACCATCCGGGTCGCTTTCGACATACGCCGCGGCTTTGGTGAGTCTGAGTTTACCATCCGGGTCGCTTTCGACATACGCCGCGGCTTTGGTGACGCGGATTTCGTTCGCCACTACGCAACCTCCTTAAGGCGCATCTCGACATCCCACCGATCTCCGGCAGGCAACGCAAAATATTTGATGCGCAACGCCGGGTTGCTCGGGAATGCCGTCACTGTGTACGTGTCGCCAACTGGGTCTACAAAATTATCGCTGACTGGCGCCTCTAGCAGTCCATCGTAGGCTGCCGTAATGACGCCCAACTGCGTCGTCGTGATTTTTACCCATCGCAGTGTAAACTCGCGCTTGCCCACAGTGGTAATCAGATCATGTACGATGCTGGCGTCTGCCATCTCCGCAGATGCGGCAATGATGCCGTAGGTCATCTCGTAGCCGTCCGGCGACACGGGGTGGGGCAGGGTGTAATACTGGAGCTGCGGTTGTGTCGCCATTTACGGATTTGCCCCCGTGGTCTGGGCGCGCTTATTGAGCGCCGCTTCCACATAAGGCGCTACCAGTTCGCCCAGCTTTTCAAGCGCCTTCGCCCCAATATCCTCCATTGATGCCAGGAAGCCGCGCCCCCAGGCGGCTCCGTCCGTCTTCCCGGTCGCCTCCAAGATTTTCAGATTGCCCTCTGCGCCTAACTGCTTGCTAATGGTATCCACCACTTTGCCGCCAATGTCCATATTGCGGATGGCGGTCACGAAGCCGCCGGCGAGCGCACCAGCACCAGCGCCAGTGTCGGCGTCAGTGAGCTGCGGCGTCACGGGTACGGTTATCGGCGCAACCGCCTTAAACGACTCTGCGAACGTGTCCGTGTTTGGCACGACCGATATAGGCACTGGCGCTGTTTCTGCGACCGCCCTGGCGAATGTATCTGTGTTCGGTGTCACTGGGATATTCACCGGTGATGCAGGAATAAGCGCGGCGACAAAATCAGTCGTGTTACCAGGCGCAACGGGGATGTACATTGGCCCACCGGCAGCGAAGGCCGTCCTGAGCGCCTCAGCATCTGGATTCACAGAGATGGAGATCGGCCCGGCTGCGGCCACGGCTGCGTTTAGTGATGCGGCGTCTATCTCAGGCTGCAATTTCATTTTAGCTTGCGTATGGGCGATGTCCGCCAAAGCAGATTCAATCTGATCAGGCGTGAATTTTCCGCCAAGTTCCTGACTCAACTCAGTAGCTATTTCGCTGGCCAGGTCTGCCATGCGCGCCTCGCCGAGCAGCATTCTCTTGATGCGTTCTTTGGCCGCATCTTTGTCCAGTAGATCTGGATTTAGCCCGGCCTGGAAGTCGCGCAGAATGCGCGCCGCCTCACCTTTGATGTCACCGCCGCCCTCGAATGCGCCCTTGAATAGATCGGGGAACTTTTCATTCAGGTAGGATGCCCAGGGGCTGTCAAAGCCCTTGACAGCCACATCCGCCAGTCTGCGGGCGTCTTCATTGATAGCATCGTCCCGCGGTAGCAACTTGTCGATAGCGGCACCGGTGTCACCGCCTAGAATGTCGCTCAAGTTAAGCGACTCGTTTAGCACGCCAGATACTTTGCCCTTGAACGAATCCCAGGCCTGCTGTGCTTCATTGACGCTTGACCTGTAATCCTTCGCTACCAGCTTATCCGCCTCGCGGTTGGTATCGACAATCGTGTCGAACACATCCTGATACGGTTGCGCTGCCGACTGCACCGCCAGCCGGTTCTCAAACATGGCCTCGGTAGTGTTGTTCATATTGAGACCCATGTTTTGGATCTGGTCAGCGGCCTCGGCAAACTGGGCGGCAATCTGTTTCGGATCGCCCCCCGCTTGTACGGCGCGCAGTGCGGAGCTTTGCAGGCTGGAAATAGCGCCCCTGGCGATGCTGTCGAGCTGGCCGCCGATCTGGTTGGCAGCGGCCATCTTATTTTTCATCACGTCCAGAGCATTGCCGGTGGACCATGCCATTGATTCGAGCGTAGATAGGCCATCAGCGCCATCGAGCGCAGCGGCTTTCAGGCGCTCCGCTTCCATTGCGGCAACCATCGCGGCATTGCCGGTCTCACCCAGCGCTGTCGCAGCGCCATAGGCGGATTGCGCCAGGTCGCCAAGTTGCGCCCCTGATGCGGAATTGCCCAGCGCCTGCAAAGAGGCGTTCGTTTGATTGATTTGCGTATTGGCTGCTTGCAGGCGCTGCTCTAGTTCGGCAACAAGAGCCGGATCACCAAACGCCGTCCCCAAGTCCGCCTTCGCTGTCGCTAACCCCTCGGTTAGCCTGTCGCGCATTAGCAGCAGGCCATTTAGCTGGCCTTCGAGTGCGCTTTGCTGCGCTTGGGCACCCGCCGCAATAAAAATACTGGCGTCCGTGGCAGTTCCCGCCTCACTCATGCGGAGCATCTGGTCTGCGGCGGCCTGTGCAGCGTCGGCAATCTGATCAGCGATAGCAGCTACGGCTGGGGAGAACAGAGCGCCCAGGGCGTCTTTGGCGTTCTGGATACTGGCATCCATGCGCTCAAATTTGGCCGCCAGATCTTCACCGCTCTCGGCGTTCGCCTTGACAATATCGCGGCTTGACGCAACCACGCTGTTAAGGAGGGCCTGTTTTTTCTCGGCGTCGGATAGGGTGTCAGCGGTTTTGCCGATGCTCTCGGCATATTGCGTGAAGACTTTTTCGCCACCTGTGACAATGCCCAGATTGTCGAGAATGAGCGGTGACATGCGCCCGATGCCAGTAATGATGTCGCTGAATGCCTGGGTTGTAGAAAGCCCCATGGCCTTGCCGCGAGCGCTGGCGACCTGGAGCAACTGCTCCATCTCAGAAGCGGTGTCAGCAACGCCCAATAGTATGGCGCGGTTGGCCGCAAGCATCAGATCCTTGTTGGCGATTGTCCCCGCAGCGGCCTGCTGAAGCGCCCCTAGCATGGCGCTCCCAGATGAGCCGGCTTGCTCTGCCAGGCTATTAAATGCCGTACCGACGCGCTGCACCTCGGCGCTGGCGCGTGCCAGTTCAGCAACGCTGCTGGCGACCTTAGCTACGCCAGCGGCAAGCGCGGCAATACCAGCCGCACCCGCAAACGCGGCTAAACCCTGGCTCAGTTTTGCCGCCTCAGAGTCTATGCCCTGCAAATCCCCGCGTAGCTCCGCAAGCGGCCCCTTTGCCTGATTGCGCGCCGCTATGAGAATGTCAATCCGGTTCGCCATATTCTCGCATCAATCTATCGTGTTCCAAGATGGCCTCGCCTTCGTCCGGCGTTAGCTCAGTCGCCTTGCCAGAGAGCAGAGCGGCGCGGCGCTTCTCAATCAGTTCGATTTGCGCAGCCTCGATTGCCCGCATGTAACGTCCCCAATCCATCCGGTCAAGTTCATCCAGTGTGCGACCTGGGAAGTTTCGCAATAGCCATGCGTCTATGAGGGGGTCGGCAATGTCGGTGCGGCGCTCCCCTCGGCAGGTTGCCACAATCGCCGCACGGACGCTTCCCCCAGCCGATTGATCTCACGCACGGCCACCGGATGCACCGATGCAAACCACAGATAGACCGTTTGGTCAATATCGTCCAGACGGTCGTCTGTTAGTTCGCATGGATCCGCAATGTCGTCGGCGCCGACACAGGAGAGGCGGAGCGCCACGGTTTTGGAGCGGATGAGCGCTAGGTATTCGTCATTATCCGCCTCACTCTCGCTACCAAAGAGTTGGCGGAAGCGGCGCATCTCGGCGCGGCTCCAGGAATCGGCCACCTCGACGAAGTTGCTCTCATGGCCGGGTAGGTCGCAATCATAACGCATGGGAGTTAACTCCTATTAGGCTACACCACGTGTTGGCGCGCCGCTCAACACCAGTTCGGCGCTAAACGAACGCGCCCCGCCGACCTGTGACCCGATTTTGTAATTGCCGATTTCGGCGTTGCTAGTCCAGGTGTACGTGACCGTCGTTACACCATCGGTCATGGTGATGACCGATGTGCGCTTCGTCCCCGGCGAGATCGCATCCGGCGCCAGGTAGCCGTCAAGCGTCGGCGTCCAGTAGCCACTGAGTGATATTTTCCACTCTGGGTCTTCGGCTAAAAACGCTTTCGCCGTATCGCCAAGTGTTGTCACCTCTAAGCGGTTCATGGCCGCCTCTAGATCAGCCTGGCTGACATAGTTGGTAATGGCATTGCCGTTGTAGCTGACCGTCGTGTTTTGTTGCGCCTTGTGCGCCATAATAATTTACTCCTTACATCGTGACGCCTTCGACGGCAACAGCGATCACCACGGTGACGTTGGTTGCTCCGCCCAGGCTGGTCAAGTCCGCTCGAATATAGCGACCAATAGCGCCGCTCAGTGTAATCACATAAGCACCCACAGCGCTAAACGTAAATGTTCCCTCGTCGGCAGCAGAGCCGAAGCCAACGTCGCTGTCTGACTGCACTTTGATTGTAGCGTTGGTTGCTGATCCCGTAATGGCGGTCACATGCAGGATGGCGTAACCACCCGCTGACCCTGCGGCGCCGAAGTCGCGCCCAGTTTGCGCGCCGGTGGCTGATAGCGTTGCGTCCAGGATGCGCAACCCACGCCGCGCCCCGCCTGGACCGGTCAACCATTGCGCTTGAATGGTGGATAAGCCGCCAACCGGGTTGCCGATCTTGAACTGCGACTTGGTGGATAGTGGTAGCCAGTAGGCTGGGCAAGCCGCCGTATCTGTGCCGATGAGCGCCGTCACGTAAGCGCCGGCGCCGCCGATGCGCTCCTGTAGCTCTTGCTCAAACTCCCCGGCACCGATGCCACCAAAGAAGCCGTTGTGCTGAAACGTTAGCTCAGGGCTGTCAGCTATCATCACTTTGGCTGTGTCTGCAAACGTGGTAGCGTCCAGGCTGCCTGTGCTGGTATCTATGTCCAACTGGTTGGAGTCGCCGGAAAAGTCAAACTCATCAACCAGTATCTTTGTGTACTTACCGCGGGTTGCACTCATGTATCATTCCCCTACCAGATGATCACCCTGATACGCTCCCGGCGATACATCACGCCGTCGAGGATTGGGTAATCCAACTGCGAAAAATTCTCATCTATGGTCAGCGCCGCCCAGTCGTTAGCCGGCCCGCCGTTGGCCTCCAGTACGTCGAACACCTCAGCACTCAGATCGTCAATGTCGTCTTCGGTCGTCTCGGCCCGTCGCCACCAGAGCGAAATGATGTAGGCATGTTGGCGTTGGTCGCTGCCGAGCGTTGTAGACGGCGCTGGTGCGCTGCCATCGCCATGTATCATGCACACAGGCGACTGACGCTGGAAGTCAAAGACCTCGGATCCATAAACGACAACGAATGTCGTCACGGTTTCCATGAGCGCCTTTAGCGCCTGGCGCGCCGCCTTGCGATCTGCCACTAGCGCCTCCCGATGTAGTTAGCGAAGAGGTCATTGACCGGCTTGGTCATGTCTTGCGTCGCACGGCGCATGAATCCGCGCCGTGCTTCGACGATTGCCCCATACACGATATTGCTAAAGACCACACCATGCTGGTCATTACCAGCGGTCTGCACTGTCCAGAACAGGCTATTTTTGAGACGACCTGTGATAACCGGAAGTACCCCGCTCTCTCCCACCGGCGGCGTATCCTTGCTGATGCCCATCAGGTAGCGGTGGACGTTGCCAGCGGCGATTGCCATAACCGCGCTCAGGTCATTGGGTACAGCACGGTCAAGCGTGACCAGGATGTCCGGTACACCCTCGACCTTCACGTCAACCTCAACCACCCTTGACCTCCTGTACTACAATATGCAAACATGGAATGTTGTCATCCGTCCATTCGCCCACGTAGTGAACCGGGTAATCCGTCTCACCAACAACCAGAATGTCACCCTCCAGCACATCTGGCAAAGTCGTCGTCATCGGTACGTGATAGCACTCTTTGAACTCACGCGGACTGTTCAGGTCGAGCGTGCGTACCGTTTCAGCCCCAGCCGGCCACAGCGGAGTAACCGCCAGGCTAGACAGGCTTGTAACCGGCGCACCGATGCGCCCGGCGACCGGCGCAGGGTTGCGCTTAGTCGAAGCCGTGACCGTGCAGAGTGATCTGAGCATCAGTAGATCCCGACAATCCCTGTAGCAGTTGTTCCCGTTGACCACACCCGGCTGACGCGCAGCGGATGAACGATGCCCGCTGCGATAGAGTTGAGCGTCACCGTGTCACCATCGGCCATTGTGACCTTGATGTCACCAGTCGCGCCGACGTACAGGCCGCGCGTGACATAGCTCACGTCCACGCTATCGTTGGGTGTAACGCTGAATGCGGATCGCGCCGGTTCAGATAGACCCCTTGCGAATCGCCCAAAAATGTCCATAGTCTAGTTTGTAACCTCCGGCTCTATGAAATCAAGCCCCAGTCTGACCAGCGCCCAGTCGGTCGCCGAGCTTACCGCAATGCCTTCGGTAGCGGCTCTATCCTGCGCATCGTCCATGATGGCTTTGAGCGCTGATACCGCCGATTCGTAGCTCTGCGCCGCTGGGCCAAGCCGCACGTTGCCCTTAGCGGCGTAGCGTATCCAGAAGCGCCGCGCTGCGTAGTATTCGCACAGCGCATAGTAGGCGCGTCGGCTCGACTCTGCGACTGTAGCGGAGGATAAATCAGCCTCCGCTACAGACAAGTCACGCAGGGCGTCGTCAATGTCAGCGCCGTACCCGTCTGCGCTGTCATCGGTGGCCGTTTGACCGGCTCCGGTAGCCAGCGCAGAGAAGCGGGCATCTAGGTAATCGGCGGCATTACTGCGGGTTATCGCCATGTTTGCCTCGCTTTTTGGCCGTCACAGCGACTACAACCGCATCCAGCAGATCTGCCAGCGCTTCCAGGCGCAACACCTGGCGCAACATGCTATCCCGCTGCTGGACATTCAGGTTGAACTCACCAGTCAGCGAGAGCGCCACTTGCAGCGCCTGCGCTGACCGGTGTAGTCGTTTCAACGCGTCCTCAGTACGGATTGACAAAGACTTTAGACTAGCCATGCTGCCCCTTATTGATAGGCGGTCGGAATGGTGTAGCTGCCACCCGTACCCAGTTCGACGACAACCCCATTCAGGCGGTTGCCACAGCCGAAGCCGAAGCGATGCGCCCAGTAGGTCGATCTGAACGGATGCTCCATATCCTCGGCAACCAGAGCCAGGCCACGTGGTAGACCTGTGTCAGCCGGATCGGCGCGCATGACGAGCGGTTTGGGCGCGCCCATGTGGACGGCAAGAATGTAGTTTGCAGGCACCCAGCGCCATTCTTGAATCCAACAGCCCGACGCATGGCGTCCAAGCGTGCGGCCTGGCAATGCGGGAAGGTTAATCGGAATGGCCGTATTCTGGCCGGGCTGAATGTCTCGATCCGGTACACTCTCAAAATCGGTCAATGCAGAGGTGACACCGCGTTGTGCGTTATTGATAAAGGCGACGATCTCGCTACCACCAGTTTGCACGCCGAAATGCTCGTCAAGCTCGTCAATGATGGTCTCATAGGGGTCGTTGCTGTCGCTGACCGATGCCGATGCGTATCCTGTCTCCAGATAGTGATTTTCGGTCGCTTCCGACTCGCTGCCTAAAACGGGCGGATAGGTCACGCTGTCGCCGTTAGCCAGGGGTTCAATACTCAGGCTACCCCAGAGCGTGTCAACAAAGGTATCCTGACTGGAGTTAAAGAGCGCTTTGAGCATCTCAAAACGCACAGTGTTGACGTTCTGCTGCACGACGGTGTTGATATGCCGCTCTAACTCTACAACGGTCATATACCCCATCGTCACCCGGTCGGCAGACACCTGCGCTCCGAAGTCCTCAAGCGGAAATGCCACGTCCCAAGAGCCTATGGCTCTGGTCGAACCTGGCGCCGCAAATTGCCCGGTGCGCTGCAAGCGCCCGCCACCGGGGAGTTTGTAGCGGCGCTTGTATTCCTCAGTCGTCTCGTCAACAAAGACGGAAAGAACCTGATTGAGCGCCGCGTTCTGCTGCTGCACATATTGCACTGCAATGTCGTAGATAGCCCGCTGCCCAACCGTGGCGTTGAACACTCGGTCGCTGTCATTTAAATTCAAAGCTCCAAAAATGCCACTCATGTTTTAGCCTCCTTAGCTCCACGCTCGCAGCCAGTCGGCGCTAACATAAAGCACTTTTGTCAGCGTGCCAGAGTTGTTGATCGCCATGACTCTACCGGCGTTGACAGTCATCGTCCCCGCAGCATCAGCTAGAGCGCCAGCGGTATCACTGAGATAGGCGACGGTGTCGTAGTTCATGCCCGACAATGTGAAGCCGTATACCGCGCCGCGCTTCAGAACGTTAATCGCCTGACCAGCGCCGCCGCCGTTAAGGGCGATGCCGCGGAACTGTTGCTTGCCAGCGGCGTTTGCATCAGCAACGCCGACCTTGCCCGCAGATGTGACATACACTGCCTGACCTGCGGTGATGGTCTCGACAGCTTCGAGGGCGTAAATCTCCGCCTCTCGCGGCCAAACAGGTGCAACCTGGGCCGCTGTTACTGTTAGGTCTGCCATATATACTCCTAAAATGCGCTCTTGATTCGCACAAGCGCTTCCCGCCCCAGCCGATCTTTGTCGGCTTCGCCCACGCCAGCCGGTTTTGGCAGCCTGCCATTCCCTGTCGCCGGTGCGGCTTTTTGCGACAACTTCGTAGCCAACGCTCTGGCGGATTCAACCCAACGCAACATTTCCGCCGCCGACACCTCGCCCTGCGGCGCAAGAGATTTAACCTCATCCGGCCAATCCCTGATTTCCGAATTGATTTGTTGCGTCAACAGCTTGGCTAGTTCGTCCGCCTGTTGCGCTTTGGGTGACAGAGCGTCAAGCTCCCCTTTGCGCTTCTCGGCCAACTGTTGCCACTGCTGTTGCTCGGCTAACCGCTTTTCTTCCGCAAGTTTGGCGGCCTCTGCCGCCTCCTGGCTTGACTTGCGATGTTTGGCGTTTTCGCCGCGAAGTTCTTTAATGAGCGCTTGCGCCCAATCCGGCAGTTCGTTCACCTGACCAGCCGCGCCGGTTGTCGCCTGGTTTTCCTTTCCACCTGTGGGCGCACCGGGCGCCTGCGTGGTGGTAGTTTGTTCGGTGTTGGGCGCCTGGCCCTGTTCGTTTTCCGCGGCAAATAATACATTCCACGTGGCGAACAATACATTCCATTTGCGCATTCTATGCTCCTGGCACTCATGCTATCGTAAAGGCCGCTAGGACGTGCGCTCTGCGCTCGCCTTTTGCTCCTGGCGTTGTTTTAGCTCCTTGCGCGCATCCTCACGCAATTTCGACGTGGGCATGGCGTCTTCAAAAGCCGGGTGGTACATGGCGATGGACGTTCGGCAATTCCAGTGGAACGCCGGCGTCATCATCTTGTCGGCAAACCGTGGCGTCCCCGTTAACTCGAACGGTCTATCCACCGGCTGAATCTGCCCATGCACCCGCAGACAACAATCCGTCGTGTTTTTCCCAACGGCGGCAATCGCCTGTTTCTGGAGCTTCGCCCCGCGTTTGTTTAGCTCCCCGATTGCCGCCTGCTTAGAACCATTCTCGGCGGTGATGACCAGCCGCCGCGCTGCCAACTCCGCGCTCACCTCGCCATTACGCCAGACAGCCGGTCCCTCACCTGTCGGTGTAGCGGCCATCAGGCGCTTGACCAGTCCATCAAATGATGCGCCCTGAATCAACCCAGTCTGTATCTCGCGCTGCAACTGCAACGTGAGCGCTCGTGTGCCAAACTGCACGTCCCCAAGCGCCACTGGAACAAACTGCTCAATCATGCGCTCGTTGATTGTCGCAAACGAGCGTACAGCGCTCATGTCCGGTCGAACGTTCGGCGGCAAGAGCGCTATCTGCTGCTCAATCTGGTTGAGCGCCTGCTCACTGGACGCTGTGACCAAATCTCTCAGGATGCCGCCGACATCTCTTTCCAGCCGCAACAGATGATCATCGATCTGCCGCACCAGGTTTAGTCGTCGCGCCGTCGCCGCCGCTTGCTCTGGCGTCATCTCTCCGCCAGGCCAAATCTGCAAGAGCTTGTCTACCAGTTCTTGCCTAGCCTTGCGATAGGCTGCTGCTACACGCCGGGCGACTCTTTCCTCGGCGCGCTCGGTTGCAGTCTGATGGCGTTCGAGCAGGACAGAACGATTGGACATACGCTATCTCAGTAGATAAACCCATTGTCGGATTCGGCGCATGCCGCCCCAGTCATAGCAATCGCGTATTTGCCACTCCCCCGCAAGCGGCCAATCATAATCGGGCAGATACGCCGTGGGCGCCGAAATCGCCCTGCTAACTCTCTTCGTGCTGACACCCTTGCCCTGCGCTATGACGATCTTACGAGCATCGCTGCTGCTGCGACTCGCAATCCCTAATTGGCGAAACCATGACAATACAGTCGATGGCGAAACGCTGAAATACACGCCGATGTCAGGTAGCGACATTCGTCTCCGTACATACATGTCCTCAAGAAGTTCCCTGTTGACAGTTTGGGGGAATCGGGATTGTAGAGCGGTCGGCCTTTTTGCCGGTCGCGCCAGTATGCCCAATCGCGCAAACCAACGACTGACCGTCCCTTCTGCCACATCGTATTTGCGCGCAATCTCTAGCATGCTCATCCCCTGCCCATGGTAAAGTTCCTTGAGGGTTTCTTTGGCCGGGATTTTCACACTACGCGTTCCCTCCCTCCCCATTTGTTGCCTTTTCCGCGCAAATCTTGCCAGTGCCAATGTATGCGTGGTTCCCCATTGCCATCTCTACCCAATGTTCGCATCCTGCCCCCCTTGCCCTTGCACCGCCGCCGTCATCCCGTCCCCGGCTATCACGCGCCTGCTCATCTCCAACTCATTGCGCATCTGCTCGATACTCATGCGCTCTAGCGGCGACAGCGTGATGAGCGGTCGCGGCTCGATTGTCATGTCAAGTTCACCGGCGGCGTAGCTCTCCAGGCCAAACGGTAAAAATTTTTCTTGCTGTCTGGTCATCGTTCCCCAGTCGCCGCCGTTGGCGCGCATCCCGCCGATGGCCGTAGCCATCTGGAATAGTTTGACGCTCTGCATATCGTAGTTGGCTCTGGCCTCATTGACAAAGCCCTCAACGTCGCCAAAAAGTCGGGAAGCGCCCGGCCCCGTGACCTGGCTCATTTGCCGAAGCTGCGAGTACATGACAATCTCAGGATGATCACGTTCCATTTCGGCAATCATCCGGTCTATATGTTCCAGAACCTCACCGGCTGGCAACGTAATCGTTTTAATGTCGGCATTCTCGCCACCTTGCAACAGGTTCAGCGATTCACGGTCAATCTCAGGTGTCGGCATGTCGGCGGTTGCGCCGCGCTTGCTCTGGTTATCCGTGAGCCGCCTGATGCCCGTTCCAGAAACTAGGATCGGGGCGGCAAGCACCTGATGTGTCTGGTCAATGGCATGGGACGCCAGGCTATTCAATTCATCCCATTTGCCCAGATTGCGCAGCGCAGGCTCACCGTGGTCGCCGCCCGTGTCGGTGTGTTTGCACCATACCGCTGGCACAAAACCGTAGGGGTTCGCAGCCTCAGCCGGGTTGCCGTCATAGCCAAAAGGCGCATCGTCGCGATAGGTGCGGATGGCGTCTCTGTCCACAGTGCGCCGGTACTTGCGGCGTGTGCCATTCTCATTGTAGTCGTATTCGATAGCGTATGCCTGGACGTTACCGCGCTCATCTAAATCCAGGTCGGCAATCAACCCAGGCCAAAGCGCCTCCAGGTAAACCTTGCCGCTTTCAACGTCGTCAACCACATGGACGAACACGTCACCAAGCGCAGCGCCGAAGCGCACCATGAGCGCCTTACCGGATTGCCAGTTCGACCACTGCCAAAGCTGACCAACGGCGAGGCGCAATTCTTCCGGCGTATCCTCTGGGAACGGGATAGCGCTCTGCACACCATCCGGCAATTTTGCGGCGTCCACAGTCAGCACACCAGGGTAAATAGCGCCTGCATAAAAATCGACCAAGCGGCGCGCTGGGTTGTAGAGTGAGCGCGTGTGACGATAGAGCCGGTAGCGCGCTTTGTATGGCCCCCACCTCGCCAGGTCATCGAAGTTACGGTTCATGTAATAGTGCCAGCGCTGGTGATAGGCGGAGCGCAGATCATCGAACTGCCCGCGCGACTGCGCCCCTTCCGGGTCGCTATAGACGCGCATAAAGGCGCTGTAGGCTGCTCGTGTCGCCATATTTAATCTGCCCCAAAATGTTGCCATGCTACCACGCAAACGCTCCGCTCAAATCGTCCTGGTCGCCCATCCGCAGGAGCCGGTTATATGCTCCCGCAGTGGCGTCAGCCTGGTCTCGGTAGAATCCATTAGGCACGGAACACATCTCCTCGATATACTCGCCGTTCCATGCGCCACGCACCAGCCGCACGTTACCCGCCTCAGCCTGCGCTGCAAACGGCTCCAACCGTACATCTTTGTCACCCGTAGCTCGGTCGCCTGCCACCGGATGCGCAGCAAGCATCAGGATAGCGGCGTCAATCGCGTCAACCCCGCTGGAACCCGGCTCTTGCTCAATGTAAATATGCACCTGGTTGCGGTAGCGCGTCGCATCGGTGACAGCCGTTTGTTTGACCGTGACATTGCGCTGATGCGGAGGCCATTTACCTACGACCGCATCCTCAATATAGACGATACCCTCAGTCGAGCGTGACATCAGGATGCCCGCTGTCCGCTTCGCCTGTTTCGACTCCGATGCGGCGAAGTCCCAGTAGCGCACCCGTTCGGCCAGCGCCGGCGGCGCTTCGACAATCGGGAAGAAGTGACGCCTGAAACGGTTGCCCTCCGGCAACCTCGGCGCCGCCTGATATTCAGCCGCCCACACCATCGAACCCACATCGGTGCGTATCTGATCTAGCGCCGCTGCGCTGTATCGACCTGGTGCAAGCGCATCCCCTGCCGCTCTACCCAATGGATCTGGCTCACCAACTGGCAAACCGCAGCGCCGATTATTTGCGTCACGCGCCTCTTGCGGCTCTGCCAACGCCGGTAAGCGCAATACGTGCCATTGCCCCGACTGCTCTTGCAGCAAGCGCCCGGCCAGGTCATCCTCATGCCAGCGCGTCATGATCAAGACGATTGCGCCATTCTCCCAGATGCGAGTGCGGAAAGTGCCTCTGAACCAGCCCCACACCCGTTCCCGCATCGTTGGCGATTGCGCCTCCTCCCAGTTCTCATGAGGATCATCAATGATGCCCAGGCCAGCGCCGTGTCCTGTCACCGGCCCCCCCACACCGACCGACAACATTCCGCCTCGATGATTGAGCAGTTGCCAGCGCTGTACGGACCGGCTACCAGGCTCTACCTCAACCGACTCAAGCGGCCCGGCATACAAATCGCCAAAGAGCGCCCGATATTCCTGACTCTCCACAATGTTACGCGCCTGGCGTCCTTTCGACTCTGCCAGCGTTGCGCCATAGCTCGACAAAATGACCGGCGAGTCGGGGTGAATGCCCAGCCAGTAGGCCGGAAGCCGCACGCTCACCAGTTCGCTTTTGCCGTGCTGTGGTGGCGCAAAGATCATCAGGCGCTTGAGTTCGCCATTGACTACCCGGTCGAGCGTACTGGCAACAAGCGCATGGAACGGGTCCACCCTATACTGCGGGTAGGTATATTGCGTAAAGTCGATTAGGCCCCGCCGTGCCTGCCTACGCCTTAGTAGCTCTTGCGCTGCCGCTGCGGGCGATATTTGCAAGCTCTTCATCCGTTAGCCCTGTAACGTCCCGGTGTTCAATCGGTTGCCCATTCGCGCCGGTCAACTCGTGACGCTGTTTGCGCCCGCCGGTCTCAGCGGCCAGGTCTGCCATCGCAGCGCGATACTCAGCCAAGATAGCGGCGTTGAAACGCACCAGGTCAACCCGTTCGGCATCCTCACCAGAGCCGATTTGTTTCACATCTGCAATCCACACATTCGGCAGGCTCTCGCCGCCTTCGCCCATTTTGTATATTTGTTCCTCCAACAGCCTAGCCAGGCGCTTGAGCCTGGTCACGCGCTCATAATCGAGCGCCAGCCCATGCTCCATGACCTGGCGGCGCTTCTCGTTTTTGGCGGCTTCGGCTTCGGCGTCGTAGGCGGATGCTCGCACCTGCCAGGCGTGAGCGGCTGACCAACTCGTCAAGGTGTCAATTGAGCTTGTCGGCGCTGCATTTCGCCGCAATTTGCTATATTTTTTCAGGAGCTTTGTCAGCGACCGCCCCGGCCCCATACGCAAGTAATCGTTACACGCCTGTATAGCCCGATCACTTTCGCCCTTCTGTCGCTCCCCGGCCAACAGAGAGGGCCGCTTCGCCATTTATCCGCTCCTGTCATCACACAAATATGCCAGAATCAGCAACGATATGACCAGCACTGCTATTGCATAGCCTAACATCGTCCGCGCCGGTAGCTCATAGCTCACCTTCCAACTGCGCTGCCAGTTGCTTGATTAGCTGCATTGCGCCTTGCAACTCAGCGACGGCTGTTTCAAGCGCCACGATCCTCTCCAGTGGCAATTTGTCGCCATTGTCCACAGGCGGCTTGTCGTCGCCGTTGGGCGGAACCGACCGCTTTTGGGCAAAAACTACATAGTAGCTGTGATGCCCCCAACTATTGCCGATACTACCATCACCGGCTCGCTCATCTGGCATGTTGGTCGTAAAGCCGTGCAGGATGTCACTGACGCGCTTGCCATCTTTTTCTATCCAGATGGACACACGCATCAGTTTGTTACCAATGGCGATGTTGGCGACTGGTTCAGTCGGTGGCTTCTCAAAGCGAGCTGGGGGCGCTATCTCTCCAGGTTGGCGCTCTTCCCAGTCCCAGGCCAGACGCCAAGAGGAATGAGCCGCTACCAGTTTGCCCATTGCGTCAAGCACATCCACATAAATGTTATGCTTGCCGCGGTTTTCATCGGGCGTCAGGTGGTGGATCATCGTAGCGCCGTAAAGCGCCAATGAGTCAATCTCCACTGCTACCCAACTCACATCGTTACGCATCCGATATGTATAGCCGTCTCTACCTGGAAACATGCGCCCTCCATAATTGAGAATAATTCTCATTTACATTGATGATAGCACGAATCAACAAATTGTCAAGTGTCAGCAGCGAACAAGCCACAAGTAGATCAGGGCGACAATGATGGCCGCTGCAAACGAGAGCAGACTCAGCATCAGATAGACAACTCGCACCAAACGGCTAAACCGTTTGGTCAAAATGATACTGCGGTAGTTCAGTTCACGTATTGCCCAAATCGACTCACTCATTTTCACCTCGATTAATAATCCACATTGCGCCGGTGATACTGGTACAGATAGTACGCACTGGCGCCCAAGACGAATAGCCGCGTAAAAATAACAGACCAGCGCCGCAGATCATCCTCCTGCGCGGCTAACGTGACTGCCGCGTAGTTGAGCGCTGTACAGGCAAAGAAAACTACCTGCGCCCATACCAGCGAAGTACGGCGCTTGTATTTCCAAAACAAGAGCGCCTGCCCGGAAATGAGAAAAGAGAGAGAGGCTATACTGGCAAGCAGCAAAATAAGCAGACTCATACCCCTCCTCTGAAGGCAAGCAAGTAGAGGCCAGTCATCATCAAAGAGGAAATGAACACGATGAATGACAGCACCATGTTAATTTTTCGTGGATCATCCGGGCGCGGCTTGTCTATCGCCCGCTCCAACTGCTCCAAACGCTGCTTGAGCAATGCTAACTCAGACCGCAGTTCATACAGCGCTTTGGTCAGTTCGCCCATTTCCGCACTCAAGCGCCCTACAACGTCAGAATCACTCACAGATCGCTTCCCTCTGGCGGCCAACAGCACATACGTCCTATTTTCGCCAGGTCTAGAACGCTCATACGCTATTTCAATTTTGCCCGTGTCTGCCAACGCTCTGGCGAGTAGCGCTCCGGTCTGGGACGCCTCCCGATCCTGCACGTCAGTCACAGTGCAAATGACGGCTGCGCCGGATTCCTGCTGAATCATCTGCGCAGCCTGGATGCTAGAGCAGGTATTTAGGACGACCAGGCGGACCCGGCCACGCACCATGCTCGTCAGCAGCGAAGCAGATAGGATGCCATCGCTCAGAGCGACGCCTTCGTTGCTGCCATGCGTTGCCAGCCACAGTACGTCATAGCGACCGTCTACCATCGCGCGCAGCATGTCAGTATGTCGCACCTGGCCGAGCAGCGGATGCACAGTCAAGCCACTGCTGATGATGCTCTGTACCTCGTCGATCTGCGACGGCAGATCTGCCTGTGTTGGAGCGACTAACAAAACCTTCATATTCCCTGCGAAGGATTTACAATCCTGCAACGACTATCTATATATGCGCCCTGCGCTGTGCCTAGTTGGCCGCGGCTGGTGCGGCGCAAGGCGTCACTTCGATAAATAAAAACGGCCATGCTCACCTTCGGGTGAGCATGGCCGCCTGCTCTCACTATTCTTCTATCTACCACTATCTGCCGCTGATGCGAATCGCACTAACGACGATGATACATGCGCCGATGACCCCTGTACACAACAACCCCAACAGTACCCCTTGCGCAAACTCGCTCACATTGCGCCTCCTAGCTCTCTGGGCGGCTGGTCATCGTGAAATGACCTGACCACCTCTTCGCAATAGTTCGCTAGTACTGACTCTGACCAGTAAACATGCGTCCGTATGGTCAACATAGCGACCGCTCGCACACAACCAGCGTAGACCGCATAGTCAGCGTCAACGCTCGGCATTCTTTGGATCATGTAGTTGTCAGCTTTGTGAACGGGAATGCAGGATGTGATGAAAATGGCAACGATTCCCAATAGCCATCTTTTCATTTGCCAATCCTATCACGCCTTTACCTTACACGCAACGTAAATCTATCTAGGTCATTTGTCGCATTTTGGCGATCAGTGAGTGCAATACGCATTCATTTCATTGTCTAATCTCCCTGTTGCATTCCCCCAACGTCTCCCGCAGCCACATTGCTACAGCATGAGTGCGGTTGGCTGCTCCGGTCACGTTAAGGATTTGTTGAATATGTTGCCCCGCCGTGCGCTCTTTGATGCGTAGGTGGGTAGCAACTTCTTTCGTGGTAAGACCATCCGCCAGTAGAGCGACTATCTCAGACTGCCGCTTGGTCAGCCTAAATTTCACACTCATTGCGCCAACCTCGGCAACGGGTCGATTCGCGCCGGTTGAACACCAGTCTGCCCCCAGTAGCGCCCGGTTTGGGCGTAGCTGCGACCTGGTGCGCAGTCCATCGCCTCAAAAACAATCTGCATATACTGCTCACCAGCCTCAAGCATGATAGGCCAGGGCGCGTTATTGTGAAACTCAAAAACCAGTTGACCGTGAAACCCTGGGTCAACATACCCGGCGTGCAGATGCTCCAGGCCAATTCTACCCATGCTCGACCGGCTGTACAGCACGCCACTGCATTCGACGGGCAGGCGCACATACTCGACACTGCAACAAAGACAAAACTCGCCCGGCGAAAGGACGTGTGTCTCAAACTCCATTTCGTTGGTCAGGTACGCGCTGAAATGAGTATTGCGCGCCACCGGCTTGTAGTGCATCATGTTGGGCAGCGGGATGCGAATTTTGTTAGCCAGCCGCAGGTTGTAGCTTGCCGGGTTAAGCTGGCGCTCATCGAACGGCTCTATCATGCCGCGCTCTGCCATGTCTATTATTTTATTGTCACTCCAGATCAAGATTCACCTCCACACGTAAAAACTCGATAACCCACACCCACGGGTTTGACGACCAGGCGCTCTTTCATCCTTCTGCCCCCCATCTCCCCACGACTGGCAACCATAGACGACTGCACGCTACCAGCCACGTCGCCGCCGTGTCACCATCGGCGGATCCATAGACAACCGTCTGGCCACAGGTCGAAAAACGCCAGTTGCCAGGCGATAGCTGGCCAAAATCCGCCATGCCGTCGCTGTCAGTCTGGAGCGCCACAAGCGCCAGAGCGTCATCGTCAGGAGCGCCGATGACGGACATACCGGCGACCGGCTCGCCGCTCACCCGATCAAAGACCATAACGGAAAAGGCGCTCTGCGGCTCGGCATGGACCGGCTGCGCCACCAGAACCAAGCACACAACTACAAAAACAAATCTACTAAACATTTTATCACCTCTCAAAGCTTGTGGTGATAGTCTGCGATGTGGGCGGATCACCTCATTTTGCAAATCGTTGGCGAGGTGTTACAATGCCCTCGCCCTCCATGGGCTGGATGCGCCGTTGCAGTGCAGGGGAAGCGGCGCATCCAGTTGTACCTGGGTGCAATCAGTTAGCCCCGATTGCACCCAACACTACGAATTCCAGTTCACGCGACTCGTTTCCATTCGCCACCTCCTTTCTAAAGACAATCGTCTATCGTTTCCCCACAGTTCGCACATTGGCCCGCACCGCGCCAGCACGCTCGGCAAACAATGTACTCACACGATTCACACACCATCATCGTATAGGCTCTGCGTTCGTTGCCACAGATGGCGCAGGATACAGGCACAGTGTATTCACACGGGTTGGCGGCATTATGAGGACGATCGCAGTAGCGGCACATCGCCACGCCATCGGCCAGGCATTCTGTGCAGATGTCGAAGATGGCGCCCTGGCGGTCGGCCACCATCCGACCGATGGTGATTCCGCCATCCTCGTCATCACGATAGCAGGCGTCGCAGACGGTGAGGACAATCATGCGCTTGCTCATCGCAAACTCCGCAGCACAGACAGGGCGGTCATCTCTGCCGCTCGTGGCAGTGGATAACCCGACACCGGCTGCAAGCGCACCTGACCGTGGTGGCGGTCGTGCTGGATGCGGACGATGATTGAATTGCGGCGCCATTCAGGATATCGATGGTAGAGCGCGTCGCGAAAGCGCTTGAACTGACCAGGGTTAATACGCACTGGTATTATGATCATCTGCTATTACCTCCAGATCTCCATTCTCAAAATTCAACACGAACCCAGCATCTTCCAGCATGAGGAGCTGGGCGATAGAGATAGGCACACGGACATCAGGATCATCCATCAGCAGCTCAATGATCTCCCTACGCGTGGCGTTGATCCGCTCTTGGTGTTTTTGGCGCATCTGATCAAGCGCCTCGATTGCCGTCATGGTTCAATCCTCCTTCCAGTCGTAGCGGTAGAGGCGGAATATCTCAACGCTTTTAGCTACGTAACTCACCTCACCGCTGCGCCGGTCGCGCATCCGCACCCGAATTGACACTTTTTTCGTGCCAAGCTTGCTGACGATCGCCTTCATGCGAAGACGAGCGCCGGTGTAACGATGGACCCTCTCATACAACACCTTGTCGTTAGGCTGCAATGAAATATGCTTCGACTGGCACGGAATCGCCTCTCTACTAAAATCGAATTGCATAAGCCCTCACTTTCCTAGTAGCTGCCACCTCGCCGCCCGGCGGCTCCCCTTCGCCGCAGTGCAAGGCACACCGTTGACGCGCACGCGGTAGCAGACTAAACGATTAAAATGGTGCGACCTCATCGGCAGTAGGCATGTCGGCGTAAGCGTCCGCAGCGACGTCGCCGCGATGTTCGCCTGTGTCGTAGTCCTCACTGTCGATACCGAGTTCACGCACCCAAGATGCGAACTGATGGCGGATGGAGATCACGTTGGCTACCTCAGCCTCAGTGAGCGCCCGGTCAACCTCCAGTTTCAGGACGGCATACTTAATGCCGGCGCTGTTGGTCTGCTGTTCCAGGCCAAAGCGTGTCCAGGCGGTAAAGTACGCCTGACCTTTCGTCCGCGCTCTAGCGCTGGCGTAGCCGTCCAACACCTTGACCGACGTTGGCGGCACAGTCATGATCGCCGGCATCGTCCAGCCTTCAACGAGAACAATCAGCCGTCGCAGCGCCTTGCACGCCTGGCCACGACCGGAGCCGCTACCCCAGGCGGTAAGCGGGCATTCAGCGCACGCCCAGGTGTACCGGTGCGTCATCGCTCGTAACGCCGGATGACGCACCTGTAGCCCAAGAGCGATTTCGATTTGTGCCTCCGCCTCAATGTCGAAATGGCCGTTTACGCCGTCTGGACTACTGCACAGAGGCGGCAATCCCTGCGTGTCCTTGCCAGGCCACCACGCCCGGCTTTTTTGGCTGACTGCGATGATCGCCTTGAATGGCGGCTTGACAATCTCGCCATCGTTGGCCGTAAATACGTTCATGCCGCCGCTTGGGAATTTGAGCCGGGTTGGGATATAGTCAAAGGCGTTTTCGTCGCTGGCGGCTTCCTGCAGGATCGCCTGCTCGTATTCGGTTAATGCCGTCCCGCTAAGAGATACTAATGCTGTACTAGTCATAATTCACCGGCCGGTTATGAGGCGACCGGCAGCGCACGTATTTAGCCGTAGCCGTAGCCGGAGCCGTCGCCTGAGCCGTCGCCGTCGCCGTCGCCGTCGCCGGAGTCGTAGCCGTAGCCGTAGCCGCAGCCGGAGTCGTCGCCGGAGCCGTCGCCGTCGCCGTCGCCGGAGCCTGAGCCGTCGCCGTCGCCGTAGCCGTAGCCGTAGCCGTAGCCGCAGCCGGAGCCGGAGCCGGAGCCGGAGCCGTCGCCGTCAAGCGTCAAAAT